GGCCTCCTTCTCCTCCACTTTAATGACAAGGCTGCCAAAGCAGCTTCACTTAATAGTGGATCTACATCATTCACCGTTGATTATGACAAATGAGTAAAGTAACATTATCAAGAGATACACTAGATGTCCTCAAGAACTACGCAACGATCAATTCTAGCATCGTCTTTAGGAAGGGGAGTACCCTACGAACTATATCAAACGCAGAGAACATTCTCAGCAAGTTCACTAGCGAGGAAATATTTCCTGTGGACTTCGCAATATATGATCTCAGTCAGTTTCTTTCTGGCATCACTCTGTTTGACAATCCTCAATTGGACTTCTCCAGTGATGATTTTGTTCGCATTGTTGGGTCTGGTAGGTCTGTCAAGTACTATTTTTCTGACCCTGAGATCACCCTTAAGTCAGCACCAGAAAAGAATGTAAACTTTCCAGGTGCAGATATACAATTTAATCTTACAGCAGAAGATTTAATTGCATTACAGAAAGCATCTGCTGTGTATAGTCTTCCTGATATGTCATTCCAGTCTAAGGATGGTAAGGTTCAGTTAGTTCTATCTGACAAGGAGAATGATACTAGCAACACTTATAAGCAGAGTATATCTGGAGAGTGTACTGGTGATTATTCTTTGGATGTTAAGATTGAGAACATTAGATTGTTACCAGGTGATTATAGTGTTAAGGTATCTAAGGGATTGATTTCTGAATGGAATAATACCACATTAGATCTTACATATTATATTGCACTTGAACCCTAATGCAGTTACATAAGCTTTTTGCTGTTCCTGTATTTACATTTAGATTTAATAGTCATGACAGTTATGACTTTCCTAATGTAGAAAGGAAGGATAGAAAACCAGAAGGATGGATTACTTCTGTAAATTCTACCTTCCCAAGAATTCCAGATGATGATCCTCTTGTTCCTATAGATCTAAGAAATCATCTTATGAATGATCTTGGGCAACAGATTGCACATGAATTTATTGAGTTAGGTATACCAGACAAGTTTTATTTTTCTGATTTCTGGTATAATATTTACCACGACACGCAAGGTCAAGAACCACATTCACATCTTAATGGTTCTTTATCAAAGAATCCTTATTGGTGTGGGATCTATTATAATAAAGGGACAACACCAACGACTTTTATTCGTCCTGATATTAATAATAGAATACATAAGTTTCCTCATAAGAGCAGTGACTTTAATGAACTGTTTGCTGATACTATGAAACCCCAACTCCAAGATGGTGATGTGATACTTTTTCCACCGTACCTTTCGCATTGCGTAGAACCATCTACTAGTGATACAATGCGTATGACCTTTTCATTTAACATGGTTTTAGATAATGAGTAAAGAATTTCTATGGGTTGAGAAGTACCGTCCTTCTACAGTAGAGGATTGTATTCTACCAGAGAGTATTAAAAATGTTTTTAAAGGATTTGTAGAACAGAAAGAATTACCAAATCTTTTGTTGTCTGGATCTGCTGGTGTAGGCAAGACAACTATTGCTAAAGCTTTATGTGATGAGATAGGTGCATCTTACATCATGATCAATGGATCTGATGAGGGTAGATTTTTAGATACTGTTAGGAACAGAATCAGACAGTTTGCTTCAACGGTCTCACTGACCTCTGGAGCGTCCCACAAGGTCGTTATAATAGATGAGGCAGATAACACAACCAACGATGTTCAACTCTCACTCAGAAGTGCTGTGGAGGAGTTTCACGGTAATTGTAGGTTCATATTTACTTGTAACTTTATCAATAAGATTATTGAACCCCTGCATTCACGGTGTACAGTGGTTGATTTTCGTGTAAAGAATGGACAGAGTGTAACATTACAAGGTCAGTTCTTTGAACGACTTAGAAGTATATTAAAAAAAGAAGATGTTCAATTTGAAGATAAAGTTCTGGCTAAACTTATTACTAGGTATTATCCTGACTGGCGTAGGCTTATCAATGAGTGTCAACGCTATTCTGCTAATGGAGCCATTGATGCAGCTATTCTCGTGGATGTTGCTGACGTTAATCTTGATTCTCTTCTTTCGGCATTGGTAAAGAAAGACTTTAAGACTGTCAAAGGATGGGTTGTTCAACACACAGACAATGATCCTAGCATGGTCATGAGGAAAGTTTATGATAGTTTGTATGATGTATTGAAACCTGCTTCTATTCCAGAGGCAGTTCTTATCATAGCAAAGTATATGAGAGACATTACTATTGTTCCTGACCAAGAGATTAACATGCTCGCATGTCTCACAGAGATTATGATGAGTTGTGAATTTAGATGAAGAAGCCAATACCACCACAACGTTTAATGGATGCATTTGCCAAGATTGGCAAGTATGATCCTAATCGTTTGGATTCTGATGTTAAGAAATTATATAATAAATGGAGTAGAGAGAGAAAGAAATGGGATAAATGGGATGGTGAAAGACGAAGAGAGGAATCTAGGAAAGAACAAGAAGAGTGGCAGAAACGTTCTAAAGAAAAAGAGGAAAGGAAATATGAACTTAATGAATCTACAATATCAAGATTGATAGAAGAAGAATCATACTCAGAAGTAACATTAGATAATTTGATATATGAACAGGAAAATACTACAGATTGGAATGTAAATTATGCATGTAAATGGGATGGTTGTGAGTCTTGTAGTATGAGAGTAGTATTGACACCAAATTTTAAACACTTTGCAAAGTATGTCTGTAATTTATGTCACAAATATAATGATTGGATACCTTATCCTGAAGAATATGGAGACCCTGAATAATGATCTATCACACAGAAGAAGAATTAATTAAAGCATCAGGACCAGAACAATGGAGACACTTCATTATCAATACTGGTTCTGAATATAAGTTACATGATTGGTATTCAATATCATCTCATGGTAGAGTTGCCAGTCATCTTAGGAGAGGGCCTAAAAAATTAGGTTCGCGAGGATTTGAAAGGATAATAGATCATAATCATAAAAGAATTATGCATACTGTAGATAACTCTTGTGTTTTAGGACATAAGAGGATTTCTTATGTCTTCCCAACAGATTTTTTTGATTATGATTATGCTTCTTGTGGCGATTCTAAAGACACAGTACTTGTTAAGTTTTATACTCATCAGTTATTGATGTGGGCTTTCAATCCTATCTCTGGAGATCCCCCAGAATTAATTGCAGATGTGTGGGATGCTATTCCAGAGAAAGCACAGATTTATATTGATTCATTGTTAATGATTAATCATAAGAATCATAATCCAGGACATAACTATCTACCTAATCTAGAACGTTGTAGACAGAAAGAAAATTCTAGAGCTGCTAAAGATTATTATGGTGGTAATGTTGTTAATAAAAGTAAGATGAAAACTTCAAAGGGACAAGATATTATTGTTCAACCTGAAGAACCGAAATCATCTTTACAATTATTTTATGCTTGACAGAATCCAAAATTGATGGTAACCTGATATATACCAGAAGAGTGGTATGGAGATCAGAAATGACCGAACTAAAAAGACCAAATCCTTATTATGCCAAAGACACTAAAGTCACTGAAGACACCACTCAGATATCCAGGGGGCAAGAGCAGAGCAGTAGTAAAACTATTGCAGTACCTCCCAGACCTTTCCCAGGTAAGAGAGTTTAGAGAACCCTTTCTTGGTGGTGGGTCTGTCTCATTAGAAATTACAAAGAGGTATCCTCACATAGAGATATGGGTCAATGACCTGTATGAACCTCTATGTAATTTTTGGTGTGAGTTGCAGCATAATGGTCAGGATCTTCAGGATGCTATCTTTTCAAAGAAGAACATGTATCCTGATAGAGATACTGCAAGAAAATTATTTAATCAATCCAAGGAGGATGTGAATGACAAAGAAAAATCGGACTTTGCTCGTGCCGTCGCTTTTTATATCGTTAACAAGTGTTCCTTTAGTGGTCTTACTGAGTCTTCTACCTTCTCGCCACAAGCATCCGAGTCCAACTTCTCCTACCGTGGAATTGAAAGACTCGTGGAATACTCCAAGCTTATTGAAGGATGGACAATAACAAATCTTTCTTATGAAAGAATGTTATCAGATGAAAAGGATACATTCACATACTTAGATCCACCTTATGACATCAAAGATAATCTCTATGGTAGAAAGGGTGGTATGCATAAGAAGTTTGATCATGATCAGTTTGCTTCTGATTGTGATGCCTTCACATCTCCTATGTTAATCTCATATAATAGTTCTCAACTTGTAAGGGATCGTTTTAAGGAGTGGACAGTTGGGGAATTTGCACACACTTACACCATGAGATCTGTGGGATGCTATACTAAAGATCAAGCAGCAAGGAAGGAACTAGTCCTATTAAATTATGAAGTGTGAAGTTAAACTCTATGTGTCTGGTACAGTCTTTACAGAGACAGTACAAGCTCGTAACTATGCAGAGGCAAGACAAGTTGCTTTAGCACGTAACCCAAATGCTAAAGTTGTAAGTGTTAATGCAGTTTTTACATAATGAAAGTTTGGGAGGTTTGGAAGTATGCCTTGGGAAGTTTCGAGGATAATAAGACTGCAAAGTATGATAATGCAGTATGCGTTATTCGCAGCATTATCTTTGTCAGTTATCTTGTTACTAATTGTTTTATTACTGCTGGCGTGATACGCCATTGGAATGATGTACCAACTAAAAGATTACCTGTACTCAATCAATCAATCCAAGAAGAATATATTGGATGATGATATTGATGCAGAGAAAAAGTATCCAGCATATGTAGTGAATAGATGCTTGTCATCTTTCATGGATACTATACTTTTGTCAAATGAGATGAATAGAAACTCTCATCTGCCAAAGCGTTTGCAATATGATTTTTTAATAAATAGTGTGAAACCAAGAAAGAGATTCTCTCCTTGGGCTAGAAAAGATTCTATTGAATATCTTGATATAGTTAAAGAGTATTATGGTTATAATGATGATAAGGCTCTGCAAGCACTCAGGATTCTCACTAAGGATGATCTAGATACAATTGCACATTTGTTAAGGAAAGGTGGAAATGAGCGTCGAAAATGAGATCCAGTGGAAGCAATCTGATATGGTCGAAGTGGTTCTAAATGAACCCGATGACTTCCTAAAAGTCCGTGAGACTTTAACAAGAATAGGAGTAGCATCTCGTAAAGAGAGAAAGATATATCAATCTTGTCATATACTACACAAGCAAGGCAAGTATTATATCGTACACTTCAAAGAATTATTTGCATTAGATGGTAAGAAGACTAACTTATCATTGAATGACATACAACGTAGGAATAGAATCATCCAACTTCTTTCAGACTGGGGATTGATATCTATTGTTGATAAGGATACTATTTCTGATCTAGCACCATTGAATCAGATTAAAGTATTAGCATTCAAAGAAAAAAATGATTGGACGTTAGAAAGTAAGTATAATATAGGAAGAAAGAAACAGACTAATGATTGATACAGTTCTTCTAGCAATTATAGCTATAGTTTCCTGCGTGAATCTTTATTATAATTTAAAATCATCCAGACGAAGCGGTCAACCTTGGCGGTAAACCGTCCTCTATGATTGGAGTCTTGTGTTATAATTAATTATGGATGCCTTCGGGATCCACAAAACACAAACTCGCTTATTAAAGGAGCTAACAATCATGGGCAATAAAGACCTAGCACATTTCGTGTGGCAAAATTACACACCATTTACCATTGGTTTTGATGAAACATTTCAAAGACTTGAATCTCTCGCAGCAGGTGGAACTAATTACCCACCTTACAACGTCATTGACGGACCTGATGGTAGAACCAGTTTGGAAATCGCTCTTGCTGGATTTTCAGGAGATGATATATCAGTCACAACAGAGAGAAATGTTCTGACTGTAGCAGCACATCCAGCAAAGAAGGATGAACCCTACAAACATAAAGGAATAGCATCAAGATCATTTACTAAAAGTTGGCAGATCGCTGCTGACGTAGAAGTCGATAACGTTACATTTGAGAATGGACTTCTAACAATTGATTTACAAAAGCATATACCAGAAGCGCAGAAGCATAAGCTTTGGTTCGGAAAGGAACTTCAAAAGCTTGACGCTTCTGCTTCTTAGTGTTATACTATATTCAAAGTTGAGTTAATATGTCCGTATCAATTATTACTCTGAAGACAGGGGAACGTGTCATTACGGAACTTAAAGAGGTCTATGATCAGGAAGGTGAAGATAAAAAAGGTCTTTGCCTCCTGATGGAAGATCCTTATGTTCTGCATTTGGATACACAACAACCCCAGTACTTGACAGAGCAGTTGGGAGCAGAGTATACTGTTAAATACAGCAAGTGGAATCCTTACAGTCCAGATTCACACTTTAAGATTCCCTATGATTGTGTGATGACAATCAGTAGTCCTGAACCAGGATTAGAAAAATCATACTTACAAAAAATCCAAGAAAAAAGAGAAACAGAAGATGACACAAACTCCTGAAGCAAATCAGTTGATTACTAATCATAATGTGCGTATAGTTACATTAACAACTGGTGAACGTGTACTAACTATCTTTGCTGAGGTTCGTACTGAAGATGAAGAGAATAGAGTTGTTGGATATAGATTAATATATCCTTACACCTTATCTCTAGGTGTTGCTAATGAAGATGGTACAATGCCAATTACATATGAGCGTTGGTGTCCTTTCAGTCCAGTAGAGGAGCATCGTATTAGTGGAGAACATATCATCAGTGTTGTATTCCCAGATAATAATATACTAAGTAACTACACTGAGAAATTAGCTGACTACGGAGTCAAGAACGAAAACATATTCTTCCCAGAGGAACAAAAAGATGGAGATACAAGCGAGCCTACTGAGACTATCGAACCAGTGGTTGATAGCGCAGGTTGATGCAGTAGAGGAGGACACTTTACCAGGTGACCCTGATTGCATACTAACTTCACCAAAGGTGCTAGACTCGGATGGTAATCTTGAGACATGGCCTCCATTCTCAGACCATAAAGAGGTAGCAGTCAGGTCATCTGATATAACTACTCTC